TCGCGGTCGTTCTTGAACGACTTCAGCTTGCCGTACGCGCGGGGAGCCTCGACGCGCGGCTGCGCGGCGACGGCCTTGGTGTTGACGATGTCGGCGAGAGCGGACTTCACCGCACTCGCGATCTTCTCTTCGGTCATCTCGTCCTCCTTCGCCATGTCCTGCTCCACTGCGGGAGCGGCGGCGGTAATCACGATGTCAAGCGAGTCGGGATCGACGGCCATGCCAGCCTCGTCCACGATCATGTAGTTCTCAAGGATCAGCTTCTTCTGGGCAACGACCCCAGGCTCACCCTTGATCCGACCCGCGCGCTCAAGGGCGCTGCGGAAGTCGGCGGTGTTCATGGTCTTCATGTGAAAAGTCCTGCGGGAACCGCGCGTCTCTTCTCAGCCCAAGGCTCCTCTGTAGGCCCATGCCGTCGAGCAAGCCAGGTCAGTCGATGTAGATCGCGCCTCGCCGTCGAGCGACCTCGCGGCGAACGATCCCGTCGATGTTGATCGGCGCGCGCTTCACCTCGGTTGAGGGCGCGGGAATGCTCACGGTCACGACCACGCGCTTCGGAGCCTCGATGCCGAAGAACCGCTTGGCGGCGACGGGCGACACGATGCCCTTCTTCACGGCGGTGATGAGCGCGTCGGGGTTCGACTGGAGCGGCGCGAGGCTGACCTCAAGCAACTTCCACCGCGAGTAGATCGTGTGCGCGCGGTCGCCGTACTTCTTGCGGTCGACCTCGCTCGCGCGGCGCGTGCCGCCGTCCTCTGGCACATACCCGACCGACACGCCAGAGACAACGCCCTGCCCGACGAGCGCGGCGGCGACCTCGGGGAAGAACTCGCCGCCGTAGCCGTCTGGCCGCTGCGCGAATGTGAAGTCGCCGACGATCGTCGTGTCCTTGCGCTTCAGGCCGTTGCACTTGCCCACGGGCTGTGCGTAGTCGTGGTTCCAGAAGAGGATCGGGTTGCGCTCAAACTCGGTCGCGTTCATGCCCTGCGGGATCAGCACCTCGCCGTCGCGGTCGAGCGTCTCGGCGGTGATGACGGCCGTAAAGCCCTTCGGCGTGGCGCGGAGTTCGGCGGGGAGCGCCTTGCGGACGATCGTCTCGGTGATGCTCATTGGATTCCTGCCTCAAGGTTGATGCGGCGGCGCTCGGCCTCGATGTCGCCCGACTCCTCGATCTCGCGTATTTCGCGCTCAAGCGCGTCGGAAAGCACGGGCTGCATCGAGCAGCGGCAGTTCGGATGCAGCGGCGGCCCCTTGATGTCCTCGTAATCGAGCACCATCTCGCCGCCGTCCGCGCCCTTCAGCAACTCGCCGCGCGCGTAGAACGAGTCGCCGAGGCCGATCGACTTCGCGCTGTATGCCTTGCTCGCGGCCTCACAGAACTCGCACGGATCGGGCGCGAGCAACCAAGTCTTGCCCTGCACCAATCCCGTCGCCGTCCACGCGTCGACCTCGGCGGTGCGTGCGGCGCGCTGCGCCTCCGTGCGCGCGACCGTGCGCGCGCGCGACCACGACCCGTCCTGATCCTTCTGCGATTCCGCCCAAGTCTGCACGCGGGTCGCCAGTTCGTCGACCGTCTCGCCCTTCTCTAGCCCGTCCCCGAGCACCTCGCGCACGCGGACGGCGGTCTGCTCGGCCACGCCCGACGCGGTGCGGCGCGCGAGGCGCACCGACTCCGTCTCGGCGTACGCGCGGAGGTCGGATCGCTCGACATCGAAGTCCACGGTCGTCGCGACCTTGGCGACCGTGTCGATGCCAAGGTCTACGCCGACCGAGATCGCGTCACGGAGGTACGGCGCGAGCGCGTCGACGAGCGCCCGCTGGTACTGGCGCGACCGAAGCAGCGCCTCGGCGCGGACGATCAGCTCGCGCGACGGCGTGCCCGCCTTCGCCAGTTCGTCGAGCACGGCCTTCACCTGATCATCGAACACGCGCGAGACGGACGCGGCCATCGTGCGCTCTGCGTCGTTGATCTCGCGGCCCTCGCTCTCGGCGTTCTTGCGGTGTATCCCAGTGGATACAGCCGACTCCCACATCGCCTTCTGGGAAATCCTGCGTGCAGATTTGCAGCCACAACCGCAAGACTTCTTCTCACGCGCGCGGTCGAACTCCTCGACCTTGCGCCGCGCCCACGCGTAGCCCTCGTCGCCGCCCCACCCGTTCCACGCTTGCCACCCCTTGCCCTGCTCGTCCCAAGTCTCGCCTTCCTTGTCGGACTGGTGGCGGTCGAAGTAGGCGACCATGCGGCGAATCGTGTCCTCCGACAGTTCGCGGCGGTTCGCCAGGTCGCGCGCCCGCGCGAGTCCTACGGCGGTCATGCCGCGCTGACTCTCGGGCTTCGACTCGCGGACATCGAGCGCGCGCCGCGCGTTCTCCGCGACGGCGGCGGGCGGCGTGGTGTCGATGTCGCCGAGCGCCTTGGCCTTCGCGAGTTCGTCGCGCTCCATCGTCGCGATGACCTCGTCCGCGCTCTTGCCCTCGCGGCACATCGAGTACGCGATCGCGACTGCCTGATCCTGCGGGTATCCCTCGGCGAGAAGCGTCTGAATCTTGCCGCTGACGCAGTCGCCGATCGCGTCCTTCGTCTCGACGGCCTTCGCCTCGACGGTCGGCTCTTCGGTCGGCTCCTCGACCTCGACGGCCTCCACTGGCTGCGCTGCGGGCGCGGGCGCGGACGCGCCGAACAGCCCGCCGAACGGCGACGGCGCGGCGGGTGCGCCGCCGAGCGGCTGACCGTTGATGAGCGGGCGGTCTGCCATCGGATCGGGCAGCGGCTCAAGTCCCTCCTGCTGCCGCGCCTCGTTGATCGTAAGAATGCCGCCAGACACATAGGTCGTGCGCTTCGCCGTCTCCTGCGCCTCGTCGGCGCGAACGGGGTTGTCGTACGCGAGGAACGCGTCCTCCTCGATGCCGAACAGCGGGAGGAGCTGCTGATTCAGAACCTCCTCGTCCATGCGGAGGAGCGGGAGGATCGTCGTCTCCTTCCACGAAGCGAAGCCGACCGTGGCCGACGCAAGGTTCGGATCGTTTGCGCGGAGCATCGAGACGGGCACGCCGAACACGGCGGCGATCTCCTCGACGATCTCCTCGCGGCCCTGCAAGTCCTTCGGCGGGAACTGGAGCGGCTTGAGGTCGACCTCGCCAGTCACCGCGAGGAAGCGGCCCGTCTTGTTCGTGCCGCGCAGCTTCGTCTCGACCTGTGCCGTGAAACGCTCCAGTTCCTCGTCGGACGCGTTGCCCTTGCTAACGAGCAAGTAGTCGGGCCGCGACTTGTTCGCGAAGAAGTGGTAGTCCATCTCATGGAGCGCGACATTCGATGTCACCGCGCCCCACGCCGCCTCGACCTTGCCAAGCCCGTAGTAGATGTCGCGCGGGTTCGGGTACTTGAAGTGGACCACCTCGTCGGGCGCGAAGTCCTGACGCTGCGCGTCGTTGCGCCCGTACTCGTAGCCCTTGACGAGTTCCTCTCCGCGCAGCGGGTTCCCTGGAACGATGCGCATCCACTGGCTCGGCATCGTCCACACCTCGACGGGGACATTCAGCGTCGGGTCGAGCACGGGGTGGAGGTACGCGTTGCCCGTCAGCTCCATGTACAGCACGCGCAGGACGGTCGCGTCGAAGCCGTTCTGGTAGGGGTTGACCTTCGCGAGAAGGGTGAGGAGCGGATGCGTGTCCGTGACGACCTCGTAGTCGTCGCCGTACTCCGCTGCCTTCGTCATCGCGTAGCGCGACGGGAGCTGCGCGAGGTCGCCCGACAGGTACGCCTTCGTGCGGCGACCCGTCCTGCGCGTGTTCCATGCCTTCGTGCCCGACGAGCGGTTGCGCACATAGAGGCGAAGCGGCTGCGAGGCGACCGCGATGGCGTTGAGCCGCGCGGCGGCGTACACCCACGATCGGTTCTCGACGACCGCGCGGTGGTAGTCGAACGGCGGCGGGACATACTCGCGCCCGATGAGAGTCGCCGTGCTCGCGACCTCGTACCGCTGCGGGTCGTCGTTCGTGTACGCGGCCTTGCCGAGGATGGACTTGATGCGGTCGATGATGCTCATATGACTCTCATCGTCATCGGCGGTCGCGATCGTCGGGAATGCACCGCAAGCGCGAGCGCGCACACGCCGTCGTCGTGCCCCGCCGTCGCCTCGTACGAGACGCTTCTCCCCGAGTATCGGTAGCCGAAGGACTCCAGTTCCGACCTCAGCCACCCCTCGGGGAAGCGGATGTCGGCGGTCTGGATGGAGACTTGCAGCCCCTCCATGAGTTGCTGCTTCGACTGCGAGGTGAACTTGAAGCCGACCGCGCGGCGGCACACCTTCATCAAGTCCTCGACGATCGGGTCGCCAACGCCCGTCGAGTCGATCATCGCGGGCGCGGCACCGATCATGTGCGCGAGGCGCTCGCGCGTCACGGCCCACGGCGCTTGCCACCGCTCAAGGCGACACACCGCGCCGTCCTTGTCGAGCGCGACGGCCACCGTGTAGTCCTGGCTCTTCGCGAGGTCAACGCCCCAGTGCGCGGGCGCGGCGACCGACATCGGCCCGATGCACGCGCGGATCGCGTCGAGGCCGAACGGGTTGCCGCCGTCCTCAGCGGGCACGCCCTCGTACTCCTGCGCAAACACCTCGGGCGGCAGCGACCTCCGCGCGGCCTCGACCTCGTCGGGGTCGATGTGCGGATTCTGGCGCGTCCCGATGCGAAAGGCCCGCATCGTGCCAGTCGTGTCACCTTCCGCCTCCGTGAACAGGCGGTGGAAGTCGCCCGTCCCCTTCGGCGTGCCAAGGAAGAGCGCGGATCCCTTGCGGTCGGCGAGCGTCGGTCGCGCCGCGTTGCGCCACCATTCCAACAGGTGCGGCACGAACCCCGCCTCGTCCACGACGATCAGGTCGTAGTCTCGGCCTCGGCCCGCGTCGACATCCTCAAGCGACCAGAAGTCGATCACGCCGCCGCCGTAGACCTCCATGCGCTTCTCGATGCGGTCGTGTCGCTTGAGCGCAGGGCCGAGCGCACGCTCAAAGTACCGCACTGGCTCGGCGAGGTACTTGTAGGTCGGAGCGAACCAACCACACTTCCGCCGATGTGTGGCAGTTCTGATCCCGAGCAGCTGACCGAAGGTCGTCTTGCCCCACCGCCGACCGATCTCAAGCACGGAGAACCGCGCGAGCCTGTCGAAGACCTCGCGCTGCGACGGGTGCAGCAGCCCTTGGATCGGCGGGACTTCTACCCTCATCCATCTCTCGGCTCGGGCTTGTGCGGCAGGAGGTCAAGCGTCACGACCTCTTCGCGCACCACGGCATCGGTCTTGTCGCGCTGCCCGAGGTACTGCTTGCCCAGCCAGATCAGCATCGTGACATTCCCGTTCAGCGCCATCTCCGCTTGCTTGCGGCGAAGGCTTCGGTTTAGTCGCGAGCGTCCCCTTTCTATGGGGGTGACAAATCGCCTTTGCAGCGTGCGCCCAGAGCAGCCCAGAATCGTCGCCATCTCGTCGACGGTGCAGCCAATCGAGGCCATGTCCTCGACCTGCTTCGGGTCGATGTCGATCTTAGCCCTTGGCAAGTTCGGCCTTCCTTCCCGTGAGGTTCTCCCACCGCTTCACGATGACATCGCAGTAGGCGGGGCTGATCTCCATGCCGTAGCACTTGCGTCCCAGTTGCTCGGCGGCGATGAGCGTAGTGCCGGAGCCGAGGAACGGGTCGTATATCAGTTCATGCTCATGATTCCGCATCGGGCGAGCCATCGCCTCAACTGGTTTTTGCGTGGGGTGTGGAGTCTTGTCTTCTCCGCTGTGACCGTATGGGTCTTTGGGTTGCGTCATCTCCCAGACCGTTGACTCCTTCGGCGAGCCGACCCAGTTTCTTTTTCCAGAAGGTCGAACACAATACCAGCACGGTTCATGCTGCCAGTGATAGTTTGCCCTTGAGAATGTTGCGTATGGTTTTTTCCAAATCAACATCGACACATGGGAAAGCCCGACTGTTTCTAAATCCGCAAGCACCACAGAGGTAAACATCGAGGCGTGCCAAACATACGCGACATCTCCGCTAAATAACGCCCATGCATCTCTCCATGACGCTCGATCGTCGTTTTGAATCTTGCCGATCGACTTGGCAGTCGTTCGCATTTCTGGGTCGTATTTCACTCCATACGGGGGATCGGTCACCATCATGCCAGCCTTCGCCCCCGCCATCAGCCGATCCACGTCTTCCGCCTTCGTCGAGTCGCCGCACAACACCCGATGCTCGCCAAGAATCCACAGGTCGCCCGCCTTCGTGATCGGCTCCGCAGGCGGCCCGGGAACCTCGTCCTCCGTCACCTCGGCCATGCCGTCGATCATCTTAGACAGCTCCGCAGCGTCGAAGCCCGCCGCGTCGAGCAGCGCCTCGTCCTCGCACTGGAGCGCCGACAGCGTCTCAGCGAGCGCGTCCTCTTCCCACTCCGCAAGTTCTGCGGTGCGATTGTCCGCAATGGCGTAGGCGGTCGCCTCGCTGCCCGCGAGCGCCGAGCGCACCACTGCGATCTCCTTCCACCCGAGCGCCTTGGCGGCGGCTAGCGTGCCGTTGCCCGCGCGGACGACGCCGTTCGCGTCGACGACGATCGGCTTCTGCTGTCCGAACCGCTGAAGGCTCGCCTTGATCGTCGCGAGATTGCGCTCACCGTGCTTGCGGACATTGGCGGGATCGAACGACAGCGAGTCGATGGATACGGTTTCGGCCTTCACGCGAACGCCTCCATGTTCAGGCTGCACCAGTGGTGCGAGCAATTCCACGACTCGCCCTGCTTGCCGCACAGCGCAACGCGCGAGAACCCCGCCGCGTCGAGGAGCTGCCGCATCTTCTGTTCGTTGAAGAGCGCATGGTGGAAGTCGTGCGCGTCGGTCTGTCCCCCCATGATGTACGCCTCCATGTTCGCGTCCTCGGCCCCCTCGATCATGGCCGACACGATGCGGTCGAAGTCGGGCACGGCGACGAAGAGCCGCCCCCCTGGCTTCAGGACGCGCCGCCACTCCTTGAGCGTCGGCAGCGTCTCCGCGCGCGGGATGTGCTCAAGCACATGGCTCGCGCGAATCTCGTCGACGGACGCGTCGGGCAGCGTGATGCGCTGCGCGAGGTTGCCGTCCGCGATGTCCCACGCCGTCCACCCTTCCTCGGTGTCGGCCCCTGCCCCGATGTTCAGTTTCATTTCGCATCTCCTCGTTGTGCTCAGTTCCAGACCCCGCCGTCCTTCCAGAACGGCTGCGCGGGTTGCCATGTGCCGCTCACCTTGATGAAGACCGTCGCGAGCTCCCACACGCCCGCGACCTTGATGTACGCGAGCGTCCCTGCGGGCGGCGGCGCTTCAAGCGGAAGCAGCCCAAGTTCGATCAGCGCGCCGTCGAAGAGGAGCCGTCGTGCCATCTCAGTTCTCCTCTAGCAGGATCGCGCCCGCGCCCGTCGCGCTTGTGCTCGCCATGATCGAGATAGGGAACAGGCACGCGCCGTCCTCAATCTTGGCGATGCCGCCCGCCGTGTTGCCAGTGATGAAGCCCGCCGCGCTCAGGACTCCGCTCGTATCCGAGACGCAGATGGCGTAGAGCGGCTTGAACAGCGTCACGCCGAAGTTTCCGATCGACCCAGTGCTGCCCGAGAGCGTCACCGACTCGACGCTTCGGACTCCCGTGTCCCCGCTCTCAAGCGGGAGGATGATCATGCGGGCGACCTCGCGGAACGCGGTCGCGCCTATCTGCACGGCGGGCGTGTTCTTCAGGCCGACTCCCGCCTGATTCGTGTACTCGACCGACACGCTCTGCGCGACCGTGCCGAGAATGCCGTAGATCGTCAGGCCGATCATCACGCCCTCGCCGCCCGTGTAGCGCGTGAGCGCGGCTGTCGGGAGGTTCGTCGTCTGCGCGGTCGAGATGCTCGCGTCGAGTCCCGACTGATGGCTCAGCCTGTCGGCGACGATGATGTTGCCAGGGTTCACTGACGAATACCGAGCGCCGATGATGCTCAGTTGCGAGCCTGGGTTCGGGTCGCGCTGCCCGAGCGCGCCAAGGGTGTCGTTGTCTGGAACGACTGCGGTCGTCGGCTGCGCGCCAATAGGCTGCGCAAGCCGCCACTGGTCGAACGCTCGACCCGTGGAAAGAGTCGCTCCCGAGATCGTGATCGGAAAGAACTCGCGCTGTCGACCGAGAGCCGCCTTGTATGTCGCGAGGTCTGCGATCGCCATCGGTCACGCCTCCACGATCGAGTATCCGCCGAAGAGCTCGGGCGCGGCTGTCGTGATCGGAACCCAGAGTAGAGAAAGGCACGCGCCCGACTCGATCTCTGGAATGCCAGGTAGCCCCGTCACATAGTCGCGCCACCCAGGCGCGCCCGCGCCGCCAACGGGGAGGTATCCGATCGGGTTGCCGACGACGATCCCGAAGTTCCCCGCCGTGCCTGTCGTCGCGTTGATCGTCACATCGGCGACCGCCTGAACTCCCGTGTCTCCCGCAGCAAGCGTCAGGAAGATGGCGCGGGTCTGCTCGCGGAAGCCCGTAGCGCCGATCGCGACAGCGGTGGAGGTCTGGCCATTGTTGCCGTCCTGATCCGTGTACGACATCGTGATCGTGCGAGCGGTCGTGCCGATGAGGCTGTAAATCTCCGCGAACACGAAGTTGCCCGCGCCGCCCGTGTTGCGGGTCAGCGTGCCGCCCACGGTCTGCGCGGTCGCCACCGTCCCGCTGAGTCCACCGATGTGGAGAAGGCGGTCGTAGAGGATGAGCGTCCCGCCGTTGAGACCAGTGGCCCACGCTTGCGTCATCCACGACTGACGGCCACCCCCCGCCGAGGTGAACGGCAGCGCGCCCGCCGTCGTGTTGTCGGGAGCCGCGACCGTGGTCGGAGCCACGCCGCCGCCTGGGATTCCGTCGTACTGCCACAGGCTCGCGGCGCGGCCCGCGATCAGCGCTGGCGGCGCAGCGCCCGCGATTCGCGCAGCCTTGAACCAGAAGCGGTTCTGTGGCGTGCCGCTGTTGCCGCCCGATGCGCGGTTGATGAGGTCGCTGATGTCGGTCAGTGCTGCCATCAGTTGCCGCTCCAGTTGATGCCGCGCGAGAGAGCGTCTGCCTTCGCCGCCACGATCAGCGCCGCGAGCTGGTCGAGGTTCGTGCCCGAGTCGAACGCGAACGAACCCGTGTTGATCGACTCGACCGCGAAGACGAGAGCGCCGCGCTCCTCGACGACGCTCACGCGCCATCCGTGGTCTTCATAGCGTACCGAAGCAGGGGATACCGTGATCGTCATTGGTCGCTCAGTACTGGAAGTAGAGGTCGCCGTCCGTGCCAGTGCCCGCGCTCGGCGCGGTCGTGCCGCTGAACACCTTCGGAATGCGGTTGCCGTTGTTGTTGATGTCGCCCGTGGAGACGAGGTTGAGGTCGCCGTTCCCGACCTCGATCGTTCCGTCTGTCGCGTCATGCGAGACGCGCACATAGTCGGCGGCGTTCGCCGCGCCCGCCGCGTACACATAGAGCGTCGGGTGCGTGTGGTCGGTGGTCGGGATGCGGTTCGCCTGTCCACGCTGGTTGTTCTGCACCACGACGAGAGCGCCGCTCGACCCGGCGTTCTGGTCGCCCGTGAGGACTCCGATCGTCATCGCCTTCTGAGACGAACCCTGAGCCGAGATGGTGTACCACTGAGCGCTGCCGACGCCGATGTCGACGCCGTCGCCCATCAGCAACGCACAGTCGACGAGGATCGCGCGCGAAACGGGGTTCAGCACGCCGTCCGACGAGCGGATGATTCCGAGCTTCACGCCGAATCCGTAGGTCGTCGTATCAATGTAGAAGCCGAACGCGCTCGACGATGTCGGCGCGGGCATGATGTCGACGCGCCCGTTGGTCGTGTTCACGATCTTCTCGCCGTTCGGCGAGAACTCCACCGCCGTGAACACGGGCGTGTCGCTCGTCCCAAGCCCGAGCGTCGTGCGCGCCGTCGCCGCGTCCGCGTCGTCGAGAAGACCGCGCGCGTACGCCGTGCAGACGATCTCCTCGACATCGCCGCTGCCCGCGCTCGACCGACCGAGCAGGCGGTCGGTGGCCGAGACATTCTGCATCTTGGCGTAGGTGACCGCGTCGTTGGCGATCGTGGGATTCGGGTAGGTGCCCGTGAGATCGCCGCCCGCGCTGCCCGTGGGAGTGCGCGAGTCGGACAGCCTCAAGTCGTTGCCTTGGCAGAAGGTGTTTGCAGCGGTGCCGAACTGCCCAGTGACGATCTCGCCGCCCGTGCGCGTGATGAGCGGGAGGTTCGCCGTGCTGCCGATCGTGCCCGCAGGGCTGATTTGGCCGTGACTGTGCAGAGCGTCGGCGGCTCCGATGTCGGTCGGCGAAAGCGGATCGCTTCCAAGCAGCGCGTGCGTCGACTTGTGCGCAGTCGGCGTACGCGCGTCCGAAAGGCGCGAGTCGTCGCCTTGGCACACGGTTCCCGCCGCCGTGCCGAAGTCGGCCGCAATCGTCCCGTTCGTCGTGATCGTGCCACCCGTCAGGCCCGTGCCCGCCGTGATCGCGGTCACGGTTCCCGTTCCCGATGGCTTGGCCTCGAACTCCCACCGAGCGCCGAGCGGCAAGTCCTCGCGGTAGACGAGGATGCGCTGATCGTCGATCGCGGCATCGTCGATCGGCGCTCCAAGGATGCCGTCGACCATCGGCGACGGGTACGCGCCCCCAAGGTCGCCTCCCGCAGGGCCAGTCGGGGTCGCGCCGCTACGCTGAATCGTCAGCGTCCTGACGGTCGGGCTGATCGTCATGGTGCGGACGATCGGCGTGATCGTGAGCGTGCTCACTTCGTCACCTCGGGAACGATGACGAACCCGCCGCGCACAGGCGAGATCGTCGCGGATGTGTCGAGCGGGTCGAACATCTCCAAGTCCCACACCCCGCGCACGGGCGCGGACAGCGCGGTCGTCGCCGTCGCGCTGATGTCGATCACGACCGTCGTGACCGTCGCCGCCGTCGAGATCGTGATTCCGTTCGACGGGGAGGTGAGCGACAGGATCGTCGCCGTGTGCGTGAACGACTCGCGGAACTGGGCGCGCGCCGAGAAGCCGTTGTAGTTCCGCTCGTCGATGATGGTCAGCGTCTCGCGCGCCCCCTGCTTGAGCGTGAGGTCGTACTGGACGAAGGACGCGTCGGATGTTCCGTCACAGCAGCTCATCTAACCTCCAAGGCAGTAGGCCATGACTACGAGCGCGAAAAGCGCGGTGAGCGCGGTGCGCGCGATCAGGAGAGCCATCCACCGCGAGTCTTCGGACGGGTCGTACTCCGCGAGCGGCGCGGGAACGATCGTCATTCGCTCACGACGAGCCATCGCAACGCTAAGCCGCGTCATTCGTCAGCTCCTCGATCTGGCGGCGCAAGCGCCGAATCTCCTGAGCGCCCTGCTCAAGCGCGGCCTTCATGTCGTGCCAGACCGTGAAGACCCCGAACTGGCTGAGCAACTCCATCCGCGCGGCGATGTCGGCCTCGCGGAGGAGGCGCGACTGGTACGCCGCGCTTTCGTCCTTCCATCCGAACGGCTCCTGAGGGGCGCTCATGCCTTCGGCTCCTCGGGCTTGTCGCCCTTGATCGCGGCGAGGATCAGGCGCTTGCCCTCCTCAAGGCCCGCGTTGTACGAGTCTTCCTTCTCCTTGCCGACCCGCTTGTCCTCGCCAGGGCGCTTGAGCACAAGCCCCGTCAGCAACGACAGCCCGCCGACGAGGAACGCGCCGCCAGGGACACCGCCAGCCGCCTCGTTCGCCGCGCCGATGCCGAGGTCGATCAGCGCCTCGATGCGCGCGTAGCGGTCTTCCGCGTCGTTGATCGCCCTTTGAAACTGGCGCGTCCGCGTGTCTACCCACTGCGCCCAGTCCTCCCAAGCAGCCTCGGCCTCGGCGAGCGTCATCGGCTCGTCCACATCCACCGCCGCGAGGACATCGCTCGGAGCCTTGACGACGATCTTGCTGCGGAGGTCGCAGCCCTGCATCGCCGCGAGGATCGCGAACACCGCCACCGTCAGCACCGCGAGGAACGCCGCGTGCTTGTTGTCCTTCAGCCAATCGCTCATCTGTCGCTCCGTTCGATGCGGCGCTCGATCGCGTCGAGCCGCCTTTGAATGTCGTCGAGCCCGCGCACGGTCGCGGCGTTCGTCGCCGCCGACGCGGTCTGGGTGCGCGCGAGGTCGGCGACCGTCGCCGCCAGCTTGTCCATGTCGCGCCGCGCGGCCTCTAGCTGCTCGCCCTTCGCGCCGAGCGCGTAGACCGTGCCGCCGAACCCGATCACCATCGTCGCGACCTGAAACCAGTTCGCGACGACTG